CTACATATTCATACGCGAGGGTATATACCAACGGAGAGATACTTGCTAGGCATAGAGATAGACCTTCGTGTGAGATAAGTTTGACGCTTCACTTGAGTGGGGACGATGCCTGGCCTATTTACATACAGGGCGCAAATCAAACCGAAGTGGGAGTGGAGTTATCCCCTGGTGACGCAATGATTTATTTAGGGTGTGTAGCAGATCACTGGAGGGACAAGTTTGCTGGATCTTGGTACGCACAGGTATTTTTACACTACGTCAATAGTAGAGGTAATTGTGCAAACTACTATTTTGATAGGCAGTCTAATGAACGACGCTGATATTAGAGATTTTATAGTTCAGATAGACGGAATTGTCCCTGATGAATTATGCACCGCGATCTTAGCAGAGTACCAAAACAGTACTACTTGGGAGCAAACACATATCGGATCTGGTCTTGATACTAGAGTTCGTAACTGTAATGTACTTCAGATTTCACACCAACAAGTTATCAACGGCGATTCTGCACGCCAGCGACTAGATGATGAAATGTTTAGTTGCGCTGCTAAAGCCATCGAAGGGTACAGAAATAGGTTCCCTCTTTGCCGAATAGAGAGTGATAGCGGTTACGAACTTCTGCGATATAGAATCGGAGAGTACTATACAGAGCACACTGATTCATTTAAGCAAGTTCCAAGAGCAGTGTCTTGTTCGTTTGCACTTAATGATGATTACGAAGGTGGTGAATGGGGGTTCTTTGAGCGAGAGGTCGTGCTACGCCCCAAACGCGGAAGTGCATTACTGTTCCCTTCCAACTTCATGTATCCGCACGAGATTATGCCAGTGACTAAGGGTACTAGATACTCTATCGTTACGTGGTTTATCTAGTGTAAGGTATAATTATCTGAGGCCGTATCTAGGCACAGGACGGTGTTATGCCAGTCAAACTAACCAACAATGCGTATGGAACACTGACCGCTGGCATATCTAGCGTTCAGACTACGATTACCCTTAACTCTGCTGAAGGGGCTAGGTTTCCGTCGCTTACGGCTGGTGAGTACTTCTACGCTACGCTGATCGACACCAGCAATAATCTAGAGATTGTTAAAGTTACGGCTCGCTCGGCCGACACTTTGGTTGTTGTTCGTGGTCAGGATGGATCAACTGCTAGAGCATTCTCTGCTAATGATCGCTTTGAACTCCGTCCTGTTGCAGCATTGTTTGCTGAGTACGTAAAGAAGACCGGTGACACCGTATCTGGTGATTTAGTAGTAACGGGTAATGTTAGTACCTCCGGCAACAACATCAACATCGCCAACAACAATACTCCTTCCAGCGCTAGTGCCCCTGGGACTAAAGGCGATATTCGATGGGACACTTCCTACATCTATATATGCGTAGCCACTAATACGTGGAAACGCTCATCGTTGAGTACTTGGTGACATCATGCCGCTAGTACTTGGTAAAAACGGTGCTCTCTTTCGAACTGATACGGTTCTTCCGGATCAGGTGGAGATTCCACCCGAAGTGGTGATCGACTACGACGCCCCTACGGTTATTGACCAAACTGCTGCGGCGCGTGCCGCTGAGGGGATGGAAGATGGCAAGCGCAACTGATGTTGAACACCGATTAGAAACGCACGAGGCAGTGTGCGCTGAACGCTACCAAACCTTCATCATGAGAGTGGATCGTTTGGAAAGACTGCTTATGCTTGCTGCCGGTACTCTGATTATGGGTATGGCTAGCATGATTACTGCAATTTTTATCAAGGGGTTATAACATGGCTGGCTGCAAAATGAAGAAGATGGCTCAGGGTGGTATGGTTAGCGAGTACGGCGGTAAGGAAACTTACAAGTCGAAAAGCGCTATGAAAAAGCACGAGAAGGTTGAAGGCCCGAAGAAGGAAAAGATGGAAAAGATGGGTAAGGGTTATATGCGTGGCGGTATGGTGGCTAGCAAGAAGAAGTAATCATGAGTCCACAAACCGCACTGTCTAGTTTTATCGGCCTTACCATCGAAGATGTATGGGTTGAAGATGGTGAGTTTGGTATGGAACTTAGCGATGGGCGAGAGTTGTGGGCCATTCTCGATGACGACGACGATCTAGCGATTAGAATTATTGAACCGGACGACTGACATGGACTTCCTTGCCGTCATCAATACACTTTGGCCCATTGCTGTGGGCTTTACTGGTTTGGTGTTCTGGCTTGCGAAGTCTCATTCAGACATCGAACAACTGAAGGACAAGGTGCGTACCTTGTTTGAACTTTTCAACAGGGAAAAATAATGCTTACCTTGCTCTCTACCCTGCTGGGGTTTTTGTCCTCTGGCCTTCCTAAGGTTCTGGACTTCTTTCAAGATAAATCGGATAAGAAGCATGAACTTGAACTAGCCCGGATGCAGACTGAGCGCGAACTTCAAATGGCTGAGCGCGGTTATCTTGCTCAGCAGAAGGTCGAAGAAATCAAATTGGAACAGGTTCAGACCGAGGGTTATTATGCAGAACGTCAAAGCCTTTATCAGCACGATATCGAACTGGGCAAAGGTGCGTCTCAGTGGGTTACTAATATGCGTGCGTGCGTGCGGCCAGCGATTACGTTCGGTCTTTTTGCGCTTCTGGTAATCGTTGATATCGCCGGTATTTGGTATGCGTGGCAGCATGGCGCTGACTTTAAGACGATGATGGATACTATTTGGGATGATGAAACTCAGGCTATCTGGGCTTCTATCATTGCATTCTGGTTTGGTACGCAGGCATTTAGCAAGAAATGAAAGTCTCAGCCAAATGTCTAACGCTTATCAAGCATCATGAGGGAGTAAGGAACAAGCCATACCAGTGTCCTGCTTCTTTATGGACTGTAGGCGTAGGGCATGTGATGTATCCAGAACAGGTTAATCTGGCCATCCCTGAGCGCAAGAAGATGAAACTCAAGCCCGGCGATAACCGGGCGTTTTCTAATGTTGAGGTAGATGCGATACTTGCTGCTGATCTTGCGCGTTTTGAACGCGGAGTATTACGTCTTTGCACTAGGCGTCCTAGTCAGTCACAGTTTGATGCGATGGTATGCCTGAGTTTTAACATTGGTCTAGGTGGGTTTCAGCGTAGTAGTGTCCGTATGCGGCACAACCGAGGTGATGTAAAAGGTGCAGCGGAAGAATTTATGAAGTGGACTAAAGGCGGTGGCAAGGTTCTACCAGGATTGGTGAAGCGCCGTAGAGATGAGATGCTGATGTATCTCTCTTCTGAAACTGGGGAAGAAAATGGCAGCGGTTAAACTACTTAAGTTCCTTGGCGAGTCTCCCAAGATCTCGGCTGAACTGCTGCCTGACGGTGCCGCGCAGATTGCATTCAACGCCAAAACATATTCCGGTGACTTGATCCCTTATCGCACTCCTAAGGCAGTGTTTTCCTCTGGGCGCTCTGGTGAGATTAAGACACTTCATGCACTTCGCAACCCGAGTACTGGTGCATTAGTTTGGCTTTCTTGGGCTAATGATGTAGACATTGTTGTTGCCAGTAGTACTGAAGACCAGGAACAACGCTTTTACTACAGCGGTGACGGTGCGCCTAAAGTTAGTAACTACGAACTTGCAACGCTATCATCTCCTGCCCCGGCTTCGTTTTATCTATTAGGACTTCCTCTTCCTACACAGAAACCCACTGCTAGTTCATCTAGTCCTACGACAGTTAGCACTGCTACCTTTTCTCGCGACTCCGGCAATATTGCTACTATTACGACTGGCTCTGCACATAATCTCAAGAGTGGTAATATTATTTCGATAACAGGTTTTACCGCACTAAGTGGTACATATTCGCAGAGTGGTACAACAATTACTGTTACGATTACTAACCACGGATTATCAGTAGGTAATACGATTGGTTTGGAGTTCACTACCGGCGCATCCACTAGCGGTACTTTTACGGTAGCAACTGTTCCCGGGGCTAACAGTTTTACTGTTACTGCTGCTACATCTCGTACTGCGTCTGGTAATGTGGCTTTTGCGTCTGGTGGTTTCAACGCAACCAACGTGGAAGTAACTGTCACTGGATCAACTACCATCACATATTTCAGCCCTGGTGCTCAGTTCTCAAGCGTTAGTGATACCAACGGCAAAGTATCTCTTGCTGGGAATACACAGGCTAGATCATATGTATATACGTGGTATACACCGTGGGGTGAAGAATCAATTGGCTCTGACCCTTCGACTAATGTATATGTCAAAGAAGGCCAGACAGTAACTGTAAGCAACCTACCTAGCAGCGGCCCTGGTGGTAGTTATTTCGTTCGCGGACTTCGTCTCTATCGCACTATTGCTTCTACGTCCGGAACTGACTATTTCCGTCTTAAAACTCTTTGGTTCCCTAATTCGATTACTACAGTTGCTAGAAGTGGAAGTATTTCTACAGTTACTACTAACCACCATAATTTTCAGGTAGGTGATCGTTTTAAGATTAGCGGCTGTAGTAGTGCCACTTTTGATATTACTGGCGGAATTGTTACTGAAGTAGTAGACCAGGACACTTTTCGATACGCACAGTCTGCTGCCAATGTTGCCTCAGTAGCCGCTACTGGGACTATCTACTACGATGTTTCTGAAACCAGTACGGCAACGGCTAGATATTGGGGCGATGGTTCGTACTCTTTTACTGATGACTTTGACGGTTCAGTTCTTACTGAACTTCTGATTACTGACGACTACGATCCGCCGCCTGTCGACCTAGAAGGTCTAACCTCTGTTCAAAACAATATTCTGTGTGGATTCGTCGGCAACAGTCTCTACTTCTCTGAACCTGGTAAGCCGTGGGCATGGCCGGAGAAATACAAGATTACGCTTGAATCAGAGATTGTTGCGGTAACTGCGGTTAGCGGTTACACCCTCGTCATGACTAAGGATTACCCGTATCAAGTGTCGGGTAGTAACCCCGCGTCTGGCTTATCTATTAACCGCATTGATACGCTATATCCCTGCCTGTCGAAGCGCAGTGCCGTGAACATGGGCTACGGTGCTGTCTACGCTACTCACGGTGGGCTGGCACTCTACTCACCCCTATCCGGTGCTGACCTCATTACCAAACTGGTACACGACTGGGATACTTGGGCGCAGCAACTTGATCCGTCCACAATTGTAGGCAAGTTCTATAACGGCAAGTATTTTGGTTCGCATTCAACCGGATCGTTTATCTTCGAACGAGATGAGCGTATTGGTGGTTTCTTTGTGCAGATTCGATACCGGTTTACCGCCGCATACCAAGATACTCTGACTAATACGTTTTACTACATTGGTGATACTAGTGGCACTATTTATGAGTGGGATAACGAAACACAGCCGCTCTCGCCGCTTGAGTGGAAGTCAAAAGCGATCATCACCAAGGACTACATCAACCTTGGGGCGGCTCGTGTTATCGCTGATTATGATATTCCGAACTCTGAGAAAGATGTAATCGACGCATATAACGCAACGGTACCTGGATATAACACAGGTATCTGGGCAGCAAATACGCAACTTGGAACTATCAATGGCCCACTCGGTGTATTTGGCGGCCTTAATAGTTTTGAACTAAATGGTGATCCGTTGACACGCGATCTCTTGCCGTATTCAGACAAGTTCCCAGTTACGTTCCGCTTGTGGGCAAACAAAGAACTAGTATTCCAAGGAACAATCCTTAGTAGCGATATTTTCCGCCTACCTACTGGGTATAGGTCTGATACGTTTGAGGTTGCGGTTTCTGGTTCTGCGCGAGTTCGGTCTATCCATATTGGTGAAACGCCCTTTGGATTGAGGACTGCGTAATGGCTACGAGGTTCTCAAGCGTCCCAGCGATTCCAGTCGGAGGTTTGTCTGACTGGCAAAGCATTATCCTTAGTTCGCTGAAAGAAAACGTAGAGTTAATAACTGGTCAACGTACCGGTGCGGTTGATCTTCAGAGTCGTGCTTTGTTTAAGGGTGACTTCCGATTGGCCCCCGCAGAAGAACAAACGATGACAAGAATTACTGCAAGAGGTGCAGGGTTCAATGTCAGTGGCGTAGATGTAGCAGCACTTGACGATCATGGTAAACTTATGACGGACGTACAAAATCTTGCTAATGATGTGGCAAGGTTACGCGCAACCGTTAACACCATAATCGGGCAGATAACTAGTTAAGGAGTAATCATGGGTTGGTTTTCTGACTTCTTTGGTACCGGTGCGTCTCCCCTTCCGCCGCCTCCTGTAGCAACACAATACCAAGCACCGCAAAGCGGTTTTTCCGGAATGGGTGGTGCTGGTCTGCAACCCAGTGGCATGGTCTCTGCTGGCGGTGGTGCTGCCGGTTTTGGTGCTCCGCAAGTTGCTTCGACTACGGGCATGAACTTGCCTGAGCCTGTGCAAGCCGCACTGCCTAGCGGCCAAGGTGTAATCAATGAAGCCGCGTATCAACCGATTCGCACTGGCACCATCGCTATGAACAACCAGTATCCTGTTCTGGATTTCCGGATGCAGCCTACGTTTGCGCAAGGCGGTATGGTTGGTGAAGGCGGCATGCCGGATATGGGTGGTCGCGCCGCTGGTATGGTTTCTGGTGGCCCTGGCCGTATGGATCAAAAAGGCGTTGAGATGCAGTTGCAGCAAATGCTCAACAAGAATCCGCAGATGGTCGCCCAGATCAAACAGACACTTTCTCAGGCAATGAACTCTGGCCAGTTGAGCCGCGAAGAGTTGAATATGGCCGTTCAACTTGCAATGGTTGCTCTGCAAAATCCTGAGATGTATCCGTATGTTCGTCGGTTTGCAATTCAGCGCGGCCTTGCCAGCGAACAAGAACTGTCGCCTAACTACGATGAAGGTCTCATTTTCATCATCTTGCTTGCTGCTCGTGCGGTTCAAGGGGAGATGAGCGGCCAAAGCATGCCCGCTATGAACCCTGCTCCAGTTATGAGTATGGCCGATGGTGGTTACGTTGAGCCGGGTACTAACGCTCGTTATGGTGGTTATGCAGTTGGCCCTGGCACTGGTACTAGCGATAGCATTCCGATCCGAGTGTCAAAAGGTGAGTATGTAATTCCCGCCCATGTGGTTAAGATGAAGGGTAAGGAATTTTTTGACAGCATGCTCGAGAAGTACAAGGAGGCCTAATGATCCCAACAGTAGTAGGTAGTGAGATTAATATTGATACCTACGATGCACTGTTGTTGAGTAGTAAAGAGATGTTTGACAAGTACTGGCCAGGGGCCAAAGTGCTTGTTGAGAAGTGTGTAAGACGGGCTACTTATGGTGAGTTCACGACTGAGGACATTTACAATGGAGCGTTGCAAGGTCAGTTCTATATATTTGTCGTTAAGTCGGATGCAACTATCGTTCCTAGCGTTAAGTTGGTTGTGGTACTTGAAACAGTTCGGTATCCGAGACTCCCAGCGTTGAATTTGCTGGTATTGGCAGGTTCAAAGTTAGATGTGTTTTATGAGAAGTTCTGGCATCGGTTGTGTGGATGGGCGTATATGAACAATGTCCGTGCGATCGAAGGTTTTGTTAGCCCCGCAATGGAGCGGGTTATTAGTCGGTTCGGGTTTAAGAAAACGTACACCCATATGCGACTTGATTTAACGGAGATGTGAAATGGCCTCGTATGCTCCTTATGGTGCCGAACTAGAGTTCATGCCTATTGAGGCGTTCGGTGGTCGGATGAAGCCAATGGCTAGCGCCATCTCAAACATGGGTATGACCTATCATAAGGGCGGACTTGGTGCCATCCTTGGTATCGTTGCTTCGATTGCCATTCCATTTGCAGCCCCCGCTATTGCACAGTCGATCGGCCTTTCTGCTGCCCTAGGTAACACTCTAGGTTCCGCAGTAGTCGGCCTCGGACTTGGTGCTGCTAAAGGTGCGGTTCTAGGTGAAGACATCTTTAAGAGCGGTTTGATGGGTGCTATTGGTGGTGGTCTGGCTGGCTACTCCGCTCCTGTCTCTAGTGGCAGTGGTATTACTGCCGGTGGTGCTGCTGGTGCTGGTACTGGTGCTACCCTAAGTAGTGGTGGTGCTGGACTTGGCCTTGGTGGCGCAAACTTCATGGGCGCCCCAGTTAGCGGAGCGATCGGTTTCCAAGGTGGCGCGGGCGCACTAGGTGCTATAACCCCCGCTAGTCTTGCTCCTTACGCTGGTGGTGTTAGCGGCGGTGCTGCCGCTAGTGGCCTTGGTTCAGCACTCTCCAATGTTGGTAACGTGGCTGGTGATGCTGCCGCTGCTGCTTCCAATACTGGTATGGCTTCGGCTGGTTATACCCCTGGCTCCGCTGATTACTGGGCACAAGGTCGTGTCCCCACCACTAGCACTGCTGGTTTGTCTACGACTCCTAGCCAGATGCCGGTTGATGTCGCTGGCGCTACTCCGGTTAGTACTTCTGCCCCTGTGTCCACCGCAGGTGGCTTCCGCATTCCGGATACTTATTCGGCTAGTATGCAACCGGTTAGTCTTGGTGGTCAGCCGCAACCAGGTGTGCTTGAACGTGTAGGTACTAGCCTTAAGACTGCTGCTACCAATGCAGCGCAGTCGATTACCGATCCGAAGCGTCTTGCTGACTTCGCTCTCCGTGCTGCTGGCAACTTGGCTGGTAATGCACTGGCTGGTTCTGGTCTGTCGCCGGAAGAACAGGCGTTCCTTGACGAGCAAACTAAAGAACTGCGTCAACTCAAGGATACTAACTACGCTTTGTTCCAACAGCGTCTGCAAGCCGCACAAGACCTCCTTGGTCAAGCCAGGTACTTCGACCCGAACTACTACGGTTTGCAAAGCGCTAACCGCGCCCAGATTGCTGTGGCTCGTCAGAAGGAAGAGGCTCTGTCCCAATTGCCACAACGTAGCACCGGCCTTCGTGAGTCAACTGCTCGCCGCTTCAATATCGAGTCTGGTCGCCGCACTGGTACGGCATATGACGTTGGTTTCGGTACCGGTATGGAAAACCAAACCCGCCTAACTCAGGCCGGTCTGAGCCAAATGCCGCAATCGGCCCCGCAGATTTACACTAGCGGTGTTGGTCAAGCGTACTCTTCAACTCTTGCTAATGCCGAACAGCGCCGTCAAGCAGAAGTTGATGATTACAACAAGATGTTTGGCAACATGTTCTTCTCGAACCCGACCCAGGCTGGCCGCTAAGGAGTCTTATTATGGCTTTCTCGTTTTCGCAGGCAATGGGGAATCTTGGACGCGGGTTTGGTAAACAAGAGGAAGGCATCACCGCTGCAAACCAGCGGCGTATTAGCGACCTCCAACTGCAAGAACTAAACCGCCAAGAACTTGCTCGCCGCGAAGCGCTGAATGCTGAACCGGTTTTCTCGCCGGATATCACTGTTCCTGCAAATATGCCGCCGGTGTTTGAAGTTCCTGTGGCGCAGGCTCCTACAGCGCAGGCTCCTGTTAGCCCGACTACTCCTACGGCTACTGCTCCGACTCGTTATGGACAACAAGTTGGTAGTGGTCTTGCCAAATTGGA